GGGTTCTGAAAAAACTGGGTGTCTCGTACACCCAGAAATGGAAGGCCTCGCAACAAACGGCCACGGTCTTCCGCGCAAACGACATGGTCTTGCCGACCTTTGTCGAGCTGGCACCTACCCTCGAGAATGCCCAGCAATTTGAAAAAGCCATTGCCGACAACAAAGCCAAGCACCCGTTTGGCGCGGCGGTCTACGTCTACCCGGCGCAAGACTACCAGGGCATGAAGCTGTTCCTGGCCGACGACGGCCAGTCCGGTGTGGCTGTCAAACCCGACGGCGACATCGTGTCCGTGTTCAGCACGGGCGGCGCTGGCCGCGCGGTGATGGAGCTGGCGGTGTCCGCCGGTGGCCGCAAGCTCGACGCCTTCGACACCGTCTTGCCTGAGTTCTACGCACCACACGGTTTCAAGGCTGTGGCCCGCACCAAGTGGAACGACGACTTTGCGCCAGACGAGTGGAGCAAAGAGACCTTCAGCGAATTCAACGGCGGCCAGCCCGACGTGGTGTTCATGGTCTACGACCCTGCCAAAGCTGACGCTGCGTACAGCAGCAAAGACGGCACGACGATGACCGGGGAGGACGGCTACGACAAAGCCGTGGCCCGCCAGAACCGCGAGATGAAGAAGGCCGGCAAAGGCACTATCCAAGCCAGCGAACGGACGGTAGACTCCGAAGCGGTGTTCGAGGGTCTCGACGCCCGAGGCCTGGCCAAAGCCCGCGCAGAGACTGCGCTGGCCGGTCGCGATGACGCTGACCAGATCCGCTTCATCCAAGACAATTTCCTGGACATTCTGGCTGAGGCGCAAGACTCCGGCCGGATTAAAATCAACTGCGACTGAGGACCAACGCCATGCTGCCCAAAATGATCATTTCCGCCGAGCTCAAAAACATGTTGGACGATGCCGTCCATTCTGAGCTGTATGCCTCGAACCTGTACAAGCACTTGGCCAACCAGGTCCAGCGGCTGGGTTACTTCGGTGTCCAGAAGTTCTTCTTGCGCGAGAGCGCGACCGAGCTGGAGCACTACCAACTGCACGCCAATTTCCAGAACGACGTGGGCACTGTGGCCGAGGTCCCGGCCATCGAGGCGATGACCGACTCGATTAAGAGCCTGAGCGACGCCGTCGAGCTGGCCTACGATACCGAGATGGAGTTGTACAACAACTACAAAAAGTGGTACGCCAAGGCCGCAAGCGACCCAGCGGTGCAGCAGTTCTTGCTGCAGTTCATTGAGTTCCAGCGCACCAGCGTCGGCGAGTACGGCGACTTGCTGGCCCGCATCCAGCTGGTCGACCAAGACAAAGCAGGCATGCTGCTGATCGACCAAGAGCTGGGGGCTTAAACCAATGACGACCTGCACCTACTCCTTCACCGGTGCAGACGGCAATCCCACCGTCATCACCGGCAAAGCCGCGTTCAAAGCCTATTTGCTCGACGGCGGTTTGCAGCAGCTGCTGCCCGGCTTTGGCCCCCAGGCCATGGACCTGAACGCCAAGCTCGAACAGAAGATCTTTTCAAACTTTGACGGCGCGGTGCAAGAGTACAGCGCCCTGCCCGACACCAAGGGCGGCAAGCTGCTGGACACCGACCAGGCGCGCGAGCTGTCGCCCGAGTACCGCGCCGACCGCAGCCTGGCACCCAAGGTGCACGAGGCCGCCAGCGCGTTCACGCAACGCGCGTTTGAGCAGCGCATGGCCGAGGCCCCTGATGGCGGCCTGGTGCTCTTCATGGCGGGCGGTGGTGGGGCTGGCAAGTCCAGCGCCGAAAACTTGCTCAGCGCTGACATGGACCGCGCAAACACGATCCTCGACGGCACGTTGTCCAGCTACGACAAAGCAGCCAAGAACATCCAGCTTGCGCTTGACAACAACCAGTCGGTCCGCATAGTCTATGTGTATCGGGAGCCGGTTGAAGCCATGCGCAACGGCGTGCTCACGCGGGCTATGAAGCGCGGCCGCACAGTGACCCTCGACGCGGTAGTCAAGGGTCACGCCGGGTCCAGCGAAGTGGTGCGCAAACTGCAAGACGCGTTTGGCGACAACCCCAACTTCCTGATCAAAGTCATCGACAACTCACGCGGACCTGACGGTGCCGTGGTTTCCTCGCTTGACGCTGTGCCAGTGGTCAGTCGTCAAGGTCTCAAGGAGAAATTACAAAATGCAACCGACGAAGAATTCAAAGCAGGCCGAATCAGCGACGTCGTCCACAAAGCGACCACGGCCCCCTATGACACCCGCCAAAGAGATGGAGGCGCGGGCCAAGGCCAAGGCGTTCGACCGGGCGCTGGAGGAGACGTTCAAGGACGGCGCGAGCCTGGCGGGGCGCAATACTCCGTAAGGACCAGCCAGAAGAACCCGGCAGCCAGTCGGGTGGGCAACGTATCGGCCAGCCGGTTTGAGCGCACGGAAGCCCTCAAGCAAGCCGTCTCTGACCTGCAAGAAGGCAAGATCAAGCAGGACGAATACAACCGCATGGTTGACGAGCTGCGCCCGGTCTACCCCTACGAGGCTGTCCCTGCCATCACCACCAAAGCCGAGGCGACCTACGCCCTGGCCAACGGCCGTGGCCAAAGCGAAGAGAAGGCGGCCAAGTACGGCCTGCCAAACAAAGAGCTGAAGGCCGGCGAATTTGCGCAGCTGCGCCTGGACATTCCGTCCTACCAAAACCACGACGCGTGGGTGGTCAGCGTGCACACACCCAAGTCCACCAACACCGAAGTGCAGGCAGCCTACGACGCCGGCCCAGTGGTCGGGTACGAGTCTGCTGCTGCGCTCACTGACGCCTACTTTGGCATGAACCAAAAGGCAGCAGCAAAGATTGCCACCGGCACGGCCAAGGGCACGATCGCCACGGTGTTCGGCAAGTGGAAACCAATCAGCGCAGCAGCCGCCAAGGTCCGCGCCGACGCAGCGATCAAGGACCCAGCCTGGACCCAGGTCGGCATGGACCCCTTCCGCCACAGCTACTTCTACGACCGCGACACCATGCGGCCCGTGCTGCAGGCCGACGAAGTCATCCAGATCGGCCCGCTGGTCCTGGCCAAGAACGCCACGTTCAGCGAAGACAACAAGGACGTGACCGGTGGCCAGATCCTTTTTAGCCAACGTGGTGGTCGTGAGACCGAGGGCTGGATTCTCAGCCGCGACGAGACCGGCCGCTTCCGCTTTGGCGCAGGTGCCAAGGCCTACCGCGCAGTGGCCGATGTGGCCAACGCCGTGCTCGACAAGATTGGCATGAAGCCGGTCAGCCCTGAGTTGTCTCGCGCACTGCGCAAGATGAAGACGGAGATCGAGAAAGCCCAGGCCTTGACGGCCGACGTGGCCGCCAAAATGCAAGAGCTGCCCGAGCAAGAGCGCCAGATGATCAGCGATGTGATCGAGGGCGAACTCAAGCGCGGCGCAAAGCCACCCAAGCATGTGCTGGAGCTGGCCGCCTCGCTGCAGTCGATCATGTCCGAACAGAGCGCCGAGCTGGTGCGCCTGGGCATGCTGAGCCCCGAGGCCGCTGGCCGGTGGGACGGCAAGTACTTGCCCCGCTTCTATGAGTCCAAGCTGGGCGATGAGACCAAAGCCTGGGCCAAAGCGGTCAAGGGTTTGCTCAGCCGCAAACGCGTCATGCAAGGCATCAAAGGCTCCAGCCTCAAGAGCCGTGGCATGTTTCAAAGCGTGCCCGCTGAAGACCTGCAAGACTGGATTGACGAGGGCTGGGAGAAGCGAGACGACGCCTTCGACCCAACAGTCCACGACACCGTCATGGTGTGGCGCGACTACACCCGCGACGAGCGCGACGACATGGGCGAGATCCGAGACGCCATGTTCCGTTTCGTGATGGGCTACAACAAGAGCCAGCGCGACATCGCCCTGGGCAAGCTGTACGAAAACCTGGCGGCCAACTACGCCAGCCGCACCGAGAAAGAGGGCTACGTCCAGGTGCCCAACACGGTGGTCGAGGACACCACCGCCAAGATCTACGGCAAGCTGGCCGGCAAGTGGGTGCCCAAAGAAGTGCTGGACCAGTTGACAGTCTTTGACTCGTCCACCCAGAACGACCTGCTCAAGATGTACCTCAAGGGCCTGTCGATGTGGAAGGAAGGCAAGACCGTGTTGAACCCGGTCTCGCACGCCAACAACATCTTGTCCAACTTGACCATGGCGCACTTCGCCGGCGTGTCGTATTGGGACGCGGGCAAGTACGTGGGCGCGATTCGTGACCTTGTGAAGAACGACCCGATGATCGACGAGGCCCGCGAGGTCGGTCTGTTCGGCGGCACGTTCAACCGGTCCGAGCTGCTCGACGGTATGCCCGAACAGCTCAAGGCCTTGGCCCAGATGTCCGAGTCCAAAGCAGCCGCTGCCGTGGACAAGACCTGGAACGCCTTGGCATTCTTCCTGCGCAAGCCCGCTGGCAAGGCCTACGAGGCCGAAGATTTGTTCTTCCGCTACCTGATATACCGTGACGCACGAAAGCGCGGCATGGACCCCGAGGACGCGGTGGATTACTCGCAACAGTTCATCTTCACCTACGACGACCTGCCCAAGGGCGCGCGCTTGGCGCGAGACTTTGCGCTGCCGTTCTTCAGCTACACCTACAAGGTGGTGCCCGTGCTGGCACGCACGGCGCTCGAGCATCCTGCGCGCTACGCCGCGCCGGCCGCTGCGCTCTACACGGTCAACGCCCTGATGTACGCCATGGCCGCCAGCCTGGGCGGTGGTGAGGACGAGGACTGGTGGACCGTCATCCGCCGCTACGTCACAGACCCCGAGTTCCGCGACCAGGCGCGTGCCATGGAGAAGCAAGAGCGCGAGAACTTGCCACCCTGGATGAAGGGCGCAAGCGCCACGCTGGGCACGCCCAAGGCCATCCGCCTGGGCATGGACGACGTGACCAACCTGCCTTTGTTCTTGGACGTCAGCCGGATCTTCCCAGGTGGGGACTTGCTGGACGCCAACGCCAACGCAGGCGGCGTGCCACTGCTTCAGCCAATCACCCCGAGCAACCCGATTCTCAACACCGTGGGCGCGATGATCTGGAACAAAGACCCGTTCTTTGGCAAAGACATCGTCGACAAAAACGACACCAGCGCAGAGGCTGCGGCCAAACGGGGCAAGTGGTTGTGGCAGCAGTTTGCGCCGGCGGTGGCGGTGGGCAACTACCACTGGGACCGCGCGCTCAACGTGATCGCCAACGTCACCGGCCAGGAGGTCCTGGGTTACACCGGCACAGGCAAGGACGGCCTACCCGTGCAGCCTGGTTTGGCTGCCGCGCAAACTGTCGGTATCAAGATGCGGCCGATCGACTTGGACCTGTCTCAACAGATCAATGAATCGCAACAGAAAAAGTTGATCCGAGACATGGAAGCCGAGATCCGCCAGCTCGATCGCCTGGAAGACAAGGGCGCGATTGGCAGCGCGGCTGCGGAAAAGCAACGCGAGCGCCAACGCGAGAAGATCGAAAACGTCAAAGCCGGTTTGACCGTGAGCGGCGACGAGCGCAAGTGATCACCCGGCCATGGCCTGCACCATGGCCAGGTGCTTCTGCTTGGCGCGGTAGCGGGCGCACGTCTGCGTGGCCGTTAAGCGCTTGGGCTTGGGCATGTCTTTGCCCGAGCCCAGTGCAAACACTTTGAGAGTGCGCCCGCCTTTGGCGTCCTCTGTCCAGTCGGCTATGTGCACGATGCCCTTGCGGTGCATCGTGTTGCAGTACAGCCGCACGGTCTGAATTGCCAGGCCGGTCATCTCGGCCAGCTCCAGCATGGAGTGGCAGCCGTCCTGCAAACCGATCATCAGCTCGCTGATTGCGATCGCGTTAACTCTCACACAAACCCTCGCAGCTCAGGCGCTTTCCATCCTTCGGGCTTGCCGATCTTGCCACCCTCGATGATGACGGGCTTGCCGTCCACCAGCTTGGCGTCGTTGCTGGCCAGCACGGCCTCGTCCGCGCCCTTCTTGGCGAACCCTGCCAGGTAGGCCACACCGTTGCCGGTGACCTCGGTGTCGCACAGGGCGTCCAGCGCATCGACGCGCAGGTGCGTCGGGATGTAGACGAACTGATCCCGGTGCTTGAGCTTTTTGGCAAACCACTCGAGGTCAGTGCGCGTGCGGTCGATCAGCTTTCCGTAGCCCTCGCTGTCGCTGCGCAGCGCGCCGAGGAACTCGCAGATCTCTTCCAGGTGGCAGCCGATCTGAACCGACAAGTCCAGTGCGTCTGGCTCTTTGCCGCAGGCTTTGAGCCAGGCAGCGGTGCGATCAAAATTGTTCATCTCATTCTCCTTTGTCGTCATACGTAACTGTGGTCGTGTCGCCTAAGCGCCACTTGGCTTTGTTCTCGACTGTGTACTTCACGGTCGCGACTTTGAAGTCGGGGAACTTTATCTCCTGCGGCACGAAAGCCGGGTCGAAGAAGCGGCACCGATTGTTTGGCTGCAGCGCAAACTGGCCGTTGTCCAGCTTCAGCACGTTGTAGCTCTTGTGCTCATCGACCGTCTCGCTGAACCCGAAGTCGGGGATGCGCGGGTCAGGGTTGCAGCCGTCAAGGGTGAACATGTACTCGCCTGGGTGAGTCTTCTTGTCCTTGCCAAAGAACTCAGCGCGCAGGCCGCCAAGCAGGGGCTTCTCAACCACGCTGACGTGGTAGCTCAGCGCGTCCCAGATTTGCAGGAAGTCAAGGGGCAGGTCTTCGCCGTCAAGCTGCTTCCACAGGAACGCAGAGATCGGCAGCTTGTCGTACAGCGCGCCGTACTCAGGCAGGTAGGTCTCGAAGCGGAAGGCCTCGCCACGGTGCGATTTGACGCTGCACCAGATGCCTTCGACGTGCTCGCCGTGGCCGCGTTCAAAGTCGTAGAGATACTCGGACCGGACGAGTACCTTGATGGGTGGTAGTGGACAAACGAAATTCATGTCTTCTCCTTAAGAATTGCGCTAATGATGTTGCTGCACCGTGTGCATTGGTATCTGTAGTGGTTTGGGAAAAGGCTCTTGATGAAAGCGTTTTCTTCCCAACGGTGTTTACAAGTCATGTGTTCTTCTCCTTGAGTTTGGCTTCGATGGCCTCGTACAAATACAACATCATTGGCGACCACACGGGGCCAAGTTCTTCCTGAATCTTTTGCCATTCACGGATGTCGTGGCGCTCGGCCTGAGTCAGCCCAACCCATTGCCGCTGTGCTGCGGCGAGGTCTTTGCGGTAGTTGTCAGCGATAGCTCGGTACACCTTCATGTCTTCTTCGCTGGCTGGCTGTGCGGGTGGGGTGGTGTAGAGGGCACGGGCTTGCTTGATGGCGGTGATGGCTTTGTCGGATTTGATGCCGATGTCTGCGTGTGCTTCCAACGCCTCCAGCGCCAAGTCCAACGCTTCGTCTTTGGTCATACCACCCCCGCCAGCCACCACAGGCCATAAACGATTGACACAGACACTGCCGCCGATACCAGCAGCAGGGCCACAAGGATTGTTTTGGTCTTCATTTTTGCTCTCGCAGGCAGGAACAGGTGAACCCGTTGCTGTCATAGCCAAGGCCGTGGCAGTAGGGGCAGTGCTCGTCGGTGACGGCTGGCGGCACGCGGGCAAACAGGCGTTTGATCCAGTCGTAAATAAAAGTCATCACAGGTCTTTCATGAATGTGCGAAGCGCGACAGTCTGAGTGGCACTGCGCAACTTCGACGGGTTGGTGGTCTTCATAATCTCCAGGGCCACGGCCACGAAAGTCTCCAGCTCTGCGCGCTCTTCGTCGCCCCAGCCGATCAGCTCAGCGATGCAACTCTTGAGCCGCTCGTCTTTCAACTTGGCCACCGCCTCGACCACGTACTCGAGGTCTTCGCGCGGCAAGCTGGCGCGCTGCTGTATCAGCTCGCGCATCCGGCCCGCCATCTCGGCCGGCAAACTGGCGGGCATGCGCTCACGCTGGGTCATAGTCCAGTCCCATCTCTTTGGCGTTCTTTGCCTTTTTCTCTAACGCGTCGTTTATCAGCACCTGCCCGGCAAAACGCTCAAGGGCTGCTACGAATTTTTCATGGTCTTTACCAAGCCCATACACATCCAAGCGTGACTCACGCGCCATCTCAATGACTGTTTTCACGATTCGTCCCCAACAGTGCGGCAGGCTTGCAGCCAGGCCACGACGTCGCTCTCAAGCCACAGCAGGCGGTTGCTGCCTGGGATCTTGAGGCGGGGTGGCAAGGTCTCAGGCCGGCGGCGCGAGTCGGTCTTGATGGTGTCCACGCCCTTCTTCAGGATCGCGGCCAGCTCACGCGGGCCAAGTGTTTTGGTGTCGGTCATTTCTTCTCCAGCTCGATGAGCAATTCAATGTAGTGCTTGGCCTTCTCCAGGTCGGCGATGCCGCCCTTGTCGCGCCAGCGGCTGACGTACTTGATGACGTTGCCTTCAAAGTATCCGATGCCGTTGGCGTGGATGTATTGCACCGGCTGAATGGCCAGCTTCTTGTAGTGGTCCCCGGCGACTTGAACGTCCAGGGCATTGGTCTTGTCAGTCATCAGTCGATTTCCTTCATGTAGTACTCGGTCTCGAAGCCGTCGCCTCGCAGCGGCAGGTCCTTGGCCCAGGCGATCGGGCGGCCCATCACAGCCTCGACGTCCTTGAGCCCCTTGGGTGAGCTGTAGGGCAGCTCGACAATGTCTTCGTCGTGCACGGTGAACAGCTGCGGGTAGCCCTCAGCATCCAGCGCCAGCATGGCTTCGGCCAGACAGTCGCGTGCCACGGCCTGGGTGATGTTCTCCACCAGCTTGCCGCCGTAGGTGGGCAGGCGGGTCCACTGCTTGGTCTTCTGGTCCATGCCCTCGTAGGTCAAAGACCCGGTGCTGGCCAGCACGTAGCGGCCGCCTGCGGTGGTCTCGCGATACAGGTCCTCGGTCTCGATGCGCGGCTTGACGTAGAACAGCTTGCGCTTGCTGGGCAGGGTGATCGTCAGGAACCCGGACTCGTAGGCGAACACCAGGCGCGTGCGGCCTCCGGCAATGGTCAGTGGCACCACGGCCTTGCTGCCCACGGCCTGCTTGGCTGCACGCTCGCAGGCGTACCACAGGTTCACGATCTCGGGGTTGGCTGCGCGCCAGGCCACCTTGATCGGCTCCAGCTCGTCCTCTGTGAGGCCCATCTCCAACGCGCCCATGGTCTTGAGTGCACCGGCCCCACCCTGGTAGCCCAGGGCCAGCTCGGAGATCTTGCCTTTCTGGCGGTAAGGCGACTTCTTGGTCACGCTGCCGGCCGGCAGGCCAAACATCTGCTCGGCCGAGGCCTCATAGATTTTGCCGTGCGTGGCGAACACATCCAGACGCCACTCACACCAGGCCATCCAAGCGATCACGCGGGCCTCGATGGCGCTGAAATCGACTGGGATGAACCTACCCCCTGGCCGGGCCACAAACGCGGTCCTGATGAGCTGCGAAAGGGTGTCTGGCACGGTGCCAAACATCAGACCCAGCATCTCGTACTCGCGGGCCTTCAGCAGGTTGCGGGCCAGGTCGATGTCTTTCAGCTTGTTCTGCGGCAGGTTCTGCACCTGCACAATGCGGCCGGCCCAACGGCCGGTGCGGTTGGCCCCATAGAACTGGGTCAGGCCACGCACGCAGTCGTCTGCGCACATCGCGCGGGCCATGGCGTGGAACTTGGACACGCTGGTCTTGGCCAGCTCCTGACGCAGGGCCAACACCTGGCGGGTGACCTCGCTGTCGGTGGACTCCAGGATCTTGGGCACGGACTTTTTGGTGAGGTCCACGATGGTGTCGTCGTCCTCGGCTTCTTGCAGCCAGGCCAGCAACTGGTTGCGGCTGTTGGGGTTGTCCAGGCCGGTCAGGCGCACGGCCT